TATTTTCATAATATTGTTTCATTTTTTCACCATGTTCCTTACTTGCTTCTGGATTATTTTCATAATATTGTTTCTTTATTTCACTCATTCGTTCTCCCGCTTCTGGATTATCTTCATAATATTGTTTCTTTATTTCACTCATTCGTTCTCCCGCTTCTGGATGTTCTTTATGATATTGTTTCAACGATTCACTTATTCGTTCTCTCGCTTCTTGATTGTTTTCATAATATTGTTTCATTTTTTCACCGTGTTCTTTAGTTGCTTCTGGATTATTTTCATAATATTGTTTCTTTATTTCACTCATTTGTTCTCTTGCTTCTGGATGTTCTTTATGATATTTTTTTTGCGCTTCGCTATTTCTTACGATTGCGTCAGGATTATTTTCATTATATTTTTTCAATGCCTCGCTAATCTGTTGTTTTTTTTCTGGATGTTCTTTATAATATTGTTTCATTCTTTCGCTATTTTTTAAGTTATCCTCTTCTGTAAAAACATAACCATTAGTTCCTTCTCCTCCATACGTCATATTATATCCATTTCCATTCATATAATATGAATTATACTCTGCAATATACCTAATTTCCTTTTCACATATTTCTTCTAATGTATCTGCTGTATCTATTTCTATAAGTTCAAATGTATCTACAATTTTATATTTTCTTAGAGCATTATAAAGACATTTTGTATCGCCATTTTTTGCACATTGTTTATGTTGGTTTTGTCGTTGTTTTAATGAAGTAGTCGTTATACCAATATAATGTTTTCCATTAGGGAAAGGTATCTTGTAAATAAATCCATAAGTCATTTATATAATATTCATTATAATTTATTTTTTAAATCAATTTTTTATAATTGAAATGGGCGTTTTAAATGAGAAAATGTGAAAAGAGTACGTAGTTTTGGCTCCACCTTTTTAAAAGGTGGAAAAATTAAACTGTGATTCATAAAAATCTTTTTTCTTATCAAACTCATTTTTAACATGTGGATGTTTTGAAGTTATATTTTGAATATGTTCAACAACATTCCTAGCCTCTTCTTTACCTTTACAATAAAAAGTAAATACATATAAACTAAATAACAAATCCATATATATATCATAACTAACATGTACATTATAATTTTCAATTTGATCAATTAATTTTTTACAACAGTCGTACCCTTCTCTATGATAACCGAAATGTAAATATGCCCTGATAAAACAATTCATTATGTAATCAAAACCTTTGGTAGGTTCTATAAAATTATTCAAGATATTCCGATAATCTCCATAACCTCTCTCAATATCATCATAAAATTCATCTAAAATTTCTAAAAAAAACATTTCTTCACCGTGACCATAACCCATAATTGTAGTTTCAATAAAATTCTCATTTAAACGGTTTAAAATTTTTTTACCAACTTCAACTCCAGTTATAAACAAACAGCCGCAAACTATCCATCTATATGCCTGATACATTTCTCTCTTATTATGTTTTTCTTTGTATTTTTTATCACATACGTTTAAAATTTGAATATGAAATTTTTCACTATTAGCATTATTTAAAATTTTTAATAACATATTTTTTTCATAATTTTCACATATTTTTTCACAATTGGGTCTTAAATTTGAATCAATCCAACCGAATTTAGTTGTATTGAATGGATTTAAGTCTATTGTTTTTAATACAAAGTTAAATTTATTACAACATAATAAATGACTTTCACTGCATACACGGTCGTCTTTAGTAGGCCAATATGTTTCTCTATTTTTTTTTACTAGGTCGTTAAATTGGTAAGCTTCTATTTCGCTAATATCATTTATTACGTAATATGTAAGTGATTGTAAATTAAATGAATCTCTAATTTCTTTAATCTTGTCATAACATATTTTATCAGTAAAAATAACCAAATAACAAGGTATTTCTAGTAACGTTTTCATATTATTTACACATTCTTCTACACTACGTGAATTATTATTAACACTTGTTAAATTAAAACATGATGTCGTGAGCGTACAGTCGGGAACCATAAAAAAGTATAAAAAAATAATTTTAAATACTAATTAATTTAATTTATTTAATTACAAAGTTATTTATTACAAAAATATCTAAATTACGTTATCACTAAGTTATTTTTAGGTTTCAATGGTCCTTTTGAAACAACCTTCTTTTTAGTTTTAGATGAACCATTTTCTCCTTGTCCATTTAAACCATTCATCAATCGTTCGCGAGTTTCTTTGTATTCCAAATATTCTTTATTTAATAGCTCCAATTCAGTCAACCACATTTGATGTTTTGATGTTTTTTTAACATTTTCTAATTCTGTTTTCTTATTTTCATATTCTTTATTTAATTTATCAACATTTTCTTCGGTTACACTATCCATAGGCATTCTTGTTAAATATTTATATTCACTATCCATTGTATCATAACCCTTTTCTTTCAACATATTGAAAACCTCATCACTCTTCTTTTTTCTCAAATCAACGCTGCCATCTAAAATTTCTTTGATATATTTTGCTTTATTTGATAATATGACGAGTTCTTTTTCCAAAGATTGGATCATATATTCTTTTCTTGTTTGATAAAGTTTTAATCGTGTTTCATAATAATCATCAATAATGTGTTCAATCTTCTCATATTTTTTAAGTTTATCTTCTGCGTCAAATAAATGCATATTGCTAGTTGTATTTGTAGTAAACAACTTTAATAATTTTTCTACACCATTACAACCATGATCCAATTTTGTGGATTCAAGCTCATCCAATTTGCCTTTTGCAAATGTAATATTGAAATCAATATTTGTATCTCTACTCATGTCATCATAATCTTTGATAACAGCAGTGATTTTTTTACCCTCTTTATCAACACCTGGTTCTATAAGATTTTCTAACAATTCTTTAAAATCTTCTGTCCAATAACCAACAGGTAATTCTGTTACTTTGATTTTATCTGGACCACTCTTTTCATAAGAACCTTTTATCATAAACTTACCTTCTGTAATTTTATAAATACTTCCCTTGAATCCTTCATAATAGGGCACAAATTCAAAACTATCTGTTGTATCTGTTGTATCTGTTAATTTTGACTTTAAATATTTGATAATATCCAAAGGATTATAACTCATTACATCAGTACTGAAACCTGTACCGATTCCCTTGGATCCATTTACTAAAACCATCGGTATAATTGGCGCATAAAAGATTGGTTCTACTAATAATCCATCGTCATCTAAATATTGCAAAATATTATCATCCGCACTTGGAAACAAAGTTCGCGTGATTTTATTAAGACAAGTAAATATATATCTTTCCGATGCACTATCTTTACCACCTTGTAATCTTGTTCCAAATTGTCCATTTGGCATAAATAAATTAATATTGTTTGAACCAACAAAATTTTGCGCCATACCTACAATAGCAGCATTTAAACTAGCTTCACCATGATGATATCCTGAATGTTCTGATACATAACCACTAAATTGAGCTACTTTAATTTCAGTAACCAAGTTCTTTTTAAAAGCGGAATACAATATTTTTCGCAAACTGATTTTCAGTCCATCCATTAGATTTGGTATACTTCTATCACAATCATATTTTGAAAAATGTATCAACTCCTTATCTATAAAATCTTCGTAACTTACTTTAGAATCGCTAGTATTTAAATAGGATTTACGATCATATTTTTCAAGCCATTCTTTTCTATCATCTGCTCTTTTCTTATTAAATACCATATCAATAGAATCATCGCTTGACTTACCATTGTGTTCAAAACCAACTATCTTCTTATTTTCAAAATATTCGCGAAACTCTTTACCTGTACTAGTACCTAACCCTTTATAATATTTGATTTTCCAACCTTTTAGTTCACTTGTTGTTGAAGTATTTCCTAGTTGTTGTTCCTTCCACTCTTCATATTCACCTTCATTATAAAACATAAGCTCTTTATCTCCCTTTCTTGCTTTTAGAATAGGAGTATTCATGAATCCAATAAACAATGGAATTTCTGTTAGTGACGGCCACTCAGATTGAAATAAATTGACTCCAAGACCTTTAATATGGCTACCATCTGTATCCTGATCTGTCATAAATAAAACCTTTCCATATCTCAAATTTTTATACACATCCTCTATGGTTTTATATTGTTTACCTGTTTCCAACCCGAGAATTTTTTTAATTTCTGTTATTTCCTTATTTTCTGTTATTTTTTTGATATTTTCACCACGCACATTTAATATTTTACCTTTCATTGGATAAACACCAATTATATTTCGGTCTTCTGATGATAATCCTGAAATAATACCCGCCTTAGCTGAATCACCTTCACAAAATATGATAGTACAATCTTTTGATTTTTCTGTACCTGCCCAATTTGCGTCAGTTAGTTTTGGGATTCCGCGGATGCTTTTCGTTTTTGCACCATCCGTTTTCTTTGCAGCCTTATTTTCCTTTACTTCTGTGAGTGCACAAGCGGCATCCATGACGCCCATTTTAGCGACTTTTTCAATAAATTTATCACTGACTTCACATTTAGAACCGAATTTAGAGGATGGAGTATTCATAAAGTCCTTCGTTTGACTATCAAATGCAGGATTTTCAATATCACATCTAATAAACATGATCAGCTGTTCTTTAATTGTATTTGGATTAACCTTTGTTTTTTTCTTTTTTTCAATATAATCACAAAGTTTACGAGTAATTTGATTTAAAATATATTCAACATGTTTGCCACCTTTAGCAGTATGAATACCATTTACAAATGATACTTGAATAAATTCGTTACTAGGTGTTAATGCAACTGCATATTCCCAACGCTCGCCGTTTTCTTCATATACCCGAGGTGTCTCATTTTTGTCTCCAATATACATGTCAATGTATTGTTGAAAATTTTTCACAGGAATTAGATTAGAATTGTATTTTACCTTCAATGATTTGTCGGTTACAGCGGCTACATCATAAACTCTCTTTTTTAATAATGCAATTAGATCAGGTGTCAGCCCTTGGATACCGAGTCTTTGATAGTCAGGTTTAAATGTGATTTTTGTATATGGTTTTGTTTTACATTTAGTAATCACTGGTTTACAAATTTCATCCAAATTATTTTTAAATTCTTGTGTATATTTTAATCCACGTACATGATCAACCGTTTCAATTGATCCAAATGTAGACCAAATAAGTACTAATTTGAATCCAAATCCATTTTTACCACCAACAATTTTTTTTTCTGTTTTATCATAATTTGTAGAAGTTCTAAGATGACCGAAAATCAACTCAGGAATCCATATTTTATATTCAGGATGTTCTGCCACGTCAATACCATTTCCATCGTTAATCATAACAATTGTTCCGTCACTTTGAATGGATATGTCAATACAGCTAACTGGTAAAGCATTTGGTGTAGCGGATTTAATTGCTTGATTCATTCTTACAACGTGATCTCTACAATTAACAATCCCTTCATCAAATAATTTGAATAATCCAGGAATATATTTGATGTTTTTTTCAATTATTTTACATCCATTGACATTATCACTTGGTTCATTGTCATTAATAATCCAAACATTACTATCTACTTCTTCAACAGAACCAATATAAGTATCTGGATTATCAAGAATATGCTGCTTGTCAGTTTTTTGTTGATATTTGTTAGCAAGGGTTAAATCAGTTGAACTCATTTTAGATATAAAAATGTATAAGTATACATATTCATATATTTTTTAAATATATTTCATTTTTATTTTAAAAAATAATTATACATAATAATTATACATAATAAAATGGATTACATGAATATAAATAAAGCTCCTCCAATAAAACGTTTTAAACAATTGATTGATCATGCTGTTTATGCGGATAATCAAAATTGTTATTGTAAACCAGAAGTATTTAAAAAAACATCATGTCTACCTAATAGTACATATAATTCGCGTAATTTAAGAGTTGCAAGTACAATTAATAGTTTTAAAGGTGGTCGTCTTCAGTTTGGAAATAATTATTTAGGAACAATCAATGGGTTTGGATTGAATTATTTAGGGCGTTTAGAAGGCATGCCTGGAGGAGGCGGAACACCTATTAAAAATAAATTTTGAGTTTTAGGATAAAATTTGATTATAATTAAAATTAAAATTAAAATTAAAATTAAAATTAAAATCAAAATCAAAATCAAACTAAATTTTATTTCCTATAAAATTATTATTTTTTCTCTCGTAATTTTATATGACACGTTTTACAAAAACTGCTTCAGGAAGATATATGGTTCAAGGTAAAAGTTATGAAATGTTAATGGGCTCACGCGCTCAAGTTTGGCACGGAACTGCTTATAAAACAAGTGGTGGTCTAACCAAAAATAATTTAATGCAAAACAAGGCAGGACGCATTGTTTCAAAAGACAAACATATGACTGCCAAAAAAGAAAAGAGATTACTTAAGGCTGGTTATGGAACCAAAAAGGGTAAATTTGGTTTTGTAATGCTAGGAAAAAGTCGCAGACACCATGGTCGTAAAGGTAGTAGACGTCATAAAGGCGGAAGTGGAACTAATTTTCCATTAAGTCCATCACATTATGATGGAAGAGGTGTTGGAACTTCAGGTGTTAATCTACAATTCGTTGCTGGTAATGCTGCTTAAATTTTATAATATATTCATTATATATATATTATAAATATATATGGAAAATTTACCACCTTCAAACCCTCATTTAGAAGAAGTTCAAGCAGAAAATTTGATTCCAGGTAGTAGATATTTAATAGATTTTAACGATTTTACAAATACAATAGTAAAACTTAGAGGTACGTTTGAAGAAAATTATTCTATCCCTGGTAGCGGGCTTGTAATTTCTAGATTTAATTTAGAAAATGGAGTTGGAATAACACCTTTTCTTAATAATCGGACAAGATATTATAGACCAAGAGCTCAAGAAATATTGGATAAACAAGCAGTTAGGCAATATATAGCACAAGAAACAGCAAGTATGATAAATAAAAATACAGATAGCGAACTTGGTGACTCTATAGTTCATATGGTTAATAATAGACCACCTTCAGGTGGTAAAAAAATAACAAAACATAAAGATAAATCAAGAAATAGAAAAGGACATAGAACAAGAAATAAAACAAGACATAGGAAAGGGCAACAAACTAGAAGAAGGAAATAATTCATAAATGTATAAAGGGGTATTTTATACCAGTGCAAATTTACAATATAAAATTTACAGATATAAAGCTATATTAATTATGATTAATATAGCTTATTTGAGTGACAAACAATAACAATGACATCCATTTTAAATATGTTATTTGATAATTTTAAAACAGGCAACAAAATAGTAGATGCATTTATTACAACAATAGTTGTATCATTTATTACTTATTTAATTCAGTTAATGAATAATAATTTTTACTTCTTTATTTTTTCAATTAAAACGGTTGATTATGACTATTTTAAAAGTTGTTTTTATAATAAAAATATAGTTGAATATGATGGTAAAATAGGCTTAACTACGACTTATTATGATAATAATTTGAATCAAACTAATTCATTTAGCGATAGATTTAAAGCTTTATGGTTTCATATCATTGAAAATATAAGTGAAAATGAATCTATTAACCATATTAAAGAATACTCTTTTGATAATTATTCAAAAAATAATAATAAAAGGGATCTTGGTATTTATATGGTGGTTCAAAACACAAAATTTTTGATATCAAAAGAACATGAAATATATGCTTATACTAAAATATGTAATGAAGATCAAGAAGATGATAAAAATTCTAAGAATAATAATTCCAAAAAAGTAAAATTTGAAAAAATTGTTATACAATTGTTTTCTTATAGAAGTGATATCAATACAATAAAAGAATTTGTTGAAAATATCACAAAAAAATATTTGTTATCCATAGAAGATTTACGAGATAATAAAAGATTTATTTATACATTGAACAAAGCAAAATATGATGAAAATATATATGAGATATGGGATGAAAATATTTTTTCAAGCACCAGACACTTTAATAATATTTTTTTCAAGGAAAAGGTGAATGTAATGAATAAACTAGATTTTTTTTTAAATAATAAACAGTGGTATTTTCAAAAAGGCATTCCATATTCAATTGGTATTGGTATGCACGGACCTCCTGGTACGGGTAAAACCTCACTTATAAAGGCAATTGCGAATTATACAAATCGTCATGTTATAGTGATTTCACTGAAGCTCATTAAAACAAAAAAACAACTAGATAGTATATTTTTTGAAGAACGATATAATTCAGACAATAAAAAAGGCAGTATAGGGTTTGATAATAAAGTGATTGTTTTTGAAGACATAGATTGTATTGGGGATATAGTTTTAGATAGAGAGAAAAAGAAAAATAAAAAAAACCCTACAACTGGTTTCGGTAAAAAAATAGACTTTGAAGAATTACCTCAAAATTCACAAGTAAATATTGGTGATTTATTAGAGACCATAGTAGCGACAGAAAACAGCCTAGAAAAAAAATGCGAGTTTCCAAAAATATTATTAGAAGACGAACCATTGACACTGGACGATATTTTGAATTTATGGGATGGCATTCGTGAAACACCTGGTAGAATAATGATAATTACGTCTAATCACTATCAAGATTTAGATCCTGCTTTAATACGACCGGGTAGAATAGACGTTACACTTGAATTATCATATGCATCTCGTGAAATAATAAAAGAAATGTATACTCATTTATTTGAAGAAAAATTAGATAGTGAAAAATTACAGCTTATAAATGAGGAGTTTTATTCACCGGCAGAAATAATAAATATTTATATGAATGAAGAAAGAAACAAAGAAAGATTCATCTCTAGACTATGCAAAAATGAACATGTCTAACAAACTAATTCTTAATTCTTACGTAGTTTTTGTGTTTTATTTTTGTATAAATTATTACGATCTATTTTATTTTTTTTATTAAATAAATATTGTATGTTTGGTAATTTTTTATTAAATTTATTATAAAGTTTTCTTATTTGTTGTAAATTATATTTACTTACTAAAATAAATGGTTTTAAAGTTTTGTCTTCATTTATAACTACATAAAAATTTAGTTTCATATAATACAATATACATAATTCTCTTGATACAATATTACCAGATAGAGGAGATGTTATCAATTTTTTCAAAGTTGATGTGTTAGGCAGACCATTTATTATTTTTAAATTATCTTTTGATACAGCAATTTGGTCTTTAATAGTATCAAAAGTATATTCTTTAATATTTCCCATTTTTTTTTCGGCATATGGTGGAATAGTATACGTATTGTTCATAATTATTCTAATTGGAAAAACATGCTCCAATTCTATTTTTTTTGAATTATTTATATATATCTCAGGTTTATCTATTAAATAACGAATAAAAACATCATTTTTAAATATAGAATATGGATCTATTGCCAAACTATAATAATGACCTTTACAACTATAGAAACAACCAATTGTATCAACTAATCTACCCAAAACTACTTGTTTTTTATTTTCAAAAAAAAACTCATCTGGATTACACGAATTAAAAACATTTTCACACTTGACATTGAATTTTAAAATGTCATTTTTTTTAATTCTTTTATATTTTTCCTTTTCAGGAGTAATAGTATTTAATAGTAAAAAGAGTTCATTAAAATATATTTTATTACATTTTTTTGGATTAAAATCAAAAGTATAATTGTCCATATATATTTATATATATTATAATAAATATAATATATATTTTATTTAACAAATTTTATTTATTGATCTACCCAAATAGTTTCAATGAATTTCTCATAAACAATGTATTTAGATATTTTTGAATATAAATATTTTTCAAAATATCGTTTGTTAACGATCAATTTATTAGATTGACAATTGCAAAATTTATAATAATAATTATACGCATCGTCAAAAGAAATAAGAGCTAATGTATGTGTATTTTTGATTTGTGTTTTTATGTAGTCAAAAGAAGTTTCAATATCTTTATTTTTATCCCAAATAATACATTTTACGTTCAACACATATTTATTTTCAACAATTTCAATGCTTGGAAAAAAATGTTTCAATATTTTTAATACATTTTCTTCATTAATATTTCCATTTGATATTAATTTTTCTTCTAAAATAGTAGATGTTTTTTGTGTCCATATTTTAAATAACATACATAATTCATCTATTTCCAGTTCATCAAATGTATAATGCGTATTTTCATTTATTATGATAGTTTTTTCCCAAAATTTGATAAAATCACTTTCAACTGGTAAATATTTACTTGTTAAATTAGTAAAATAATCATTTGTTTCATCGTAATGATACATTTCTTTCAAAATATTCTTTAATGAATTTGAATAAATCATATTAGGCAAATTATTTGATGATAAAAATTGCTTCCAAATAAAATGTAAATTTTTCCATTGAATTGTAGAGTTAGTATCATCTACTTTATTCAAATAAGTTTCACAAAAAGTTTCTATGATTTTTTGTTGATTATTTAAGCGCAAATACAACACAAATTGCTTTAAATCCTCATCCGACTTATTTTCTAAAAATTGTTCGGAATTTTCATATCTTTTTGAATAGTGTGATGCAACACACAATAAATCTAATCCTAATTTCTTTAATTGTTCTTTCCATAAATCATTTGAAAAATTTTCATTTATTTTTAACAGACGATAATTTTCATACGAATTATTTTCATGATATTTTGTAACAAAATTGTTTGTCGTGTTTGTGTTTCCAATAGATAAGTAAGATATATTATCTAAATCACTTAAAAGTTTTTTCATATTTTGACTTACAAAAAACGTGAGGTGAGTGTTTTTTTTGAATATATTATCACCAATAATTGTCAAAAAATATTTTGCTTGTGTTTTTGATGAAAATAGAGAAGGATAAATGAAATTTAGAATAGTTTGAATAGTATCAGTTTCGGGAATAGAGTTCAATAGACTTCTCTCTTTGATTAATTTAATAACATTTATTTTTGTTTTGTGTTTCCAATCTAATAATATTCTTTCTTTTGAAATAGAAGAAAGAAGTTTGTGTATAATATCATCTTCTTTTACAATAAAATAATTCTTTCCGTCGTATTCATAAAAAAATCCATTGCTGGGCAGGTAAAAATATTGATTCTTAGAGAGAAATACTTGAATGAAAACTTGCTGTTCGTTGCTAAGGAAATGATTACGATTTACCCGTTTTTCGTGATTGATTTGTTCGGTTTTTAAAGTATTTGGTAAATAGTTATTAATATGTGTGTGTATTCTTTGTAGCATGTATTCATCATTTTCGTAGTTCTTGAAAATTTCTTTTAAAGAAGATATGCAATTTTCTTGCAATTGGTATTGAAGTTGAATTTGATTTTCGTTATCATTTTCACTTGTTTTTGTGGTCATGTCACTTATTAAGATTTAAATTGTTTTTTTTAAATATTAATTTATTTCAATAATATATATATAATGTCAAATAGAAAAATAACACTACGTTATTTACCAAAGAGATTGACAAGAAGGGATAAAAAAGTGCAGTATGACATGTTAATGAAGTCTAGAAATTTGTATAAAAAGGGTAAATATTTCACTAGAAAAATATTACCGTCATATAAAAGTAAAACATCAAAACATATAACACATGCTAAACGTGTATATGGAGTTGAAAATGTGAATATTACAGATGAATTGGCGAAATCCACTGGTTGTTCTAAAAAAGCATTAGGAGAGATTGTAAGAAAAGGGGAAGGTGCATATTATTCATCTGGGTCTAGACCTAATCAAACTGCTCAATCCTGGGGTTCAGCTAGGTTAGCAAGTGCTATTACATCTGGAAAAGCAGCGGCTGTTGATTTTTCTATTTTGGAAAAAGGTTGCAAAAAAAATAGTAAAGCATTACGTTTAGCAAAGATGGCTAAGAAAAAATATGGTAATGGTACAAGGCGTGTTCCAAAAGCCAAAACATAAAGTGCCTTTTTTTCAGTTCCGTGCGTTATTTTAGAAATTTCTTGAAAAATTATTTAAAATACATAAGGATTTAAAGATTATTACAAAAATTCATTTATAAGCTTAATGTCAAATTTTGTAGATAAAACGCAAAATTTATCCTTAGATAATTCTTTTAACGATGGAAATGTTTTAACAATTAAAACAGTACAAATAGCACCTTTTAGAACATTAATGACAGCATTGAAGGACATTTTGTTAGAGACAAATATTACTTTTCAACCAGATGGTATTCGTATTATTAATATGGACAAGTCCCATACAATTTTGGCTCACTTATTTTTACCTGCTCAAAATTTTGAATTTTATGAATGTAAAAAAAGTAAAATTGTTATTGGTGTAAATATGTTTCATTTATTCAAATTGATCAATTCTATTGACAATGATGATACTTTAACAATTTATATTGAAAATTTGGATTATGTTGATGGAATTGTTTCGCATTTAGCCTTGAAATTTGAAAATGGTGAGATAAAACAATGTAAAACGCAAAAATTAAGATTAATTGAACCTGAACCAGAGGAGTTGGAGTATCCTGATGTGAAATTTTCATCCATTATTAATTTGCCATCAACCGATTTTCAAAAAATAATTAGAGATTTGTCTTGTATTTCCGAAAAATTAGAAATTAAATCAGTTGGTAATGAGTTAATATTTAGATGTTTTGGACAATTTGCTTCTGCAGAAATTCATCGTGCTGAAACGGATGGTAGCATGGGGTTTGTATTGAAGCAAGATTCTTCTAAAATAATTCAAGGT